GTATGGGCGTCCTGGACAATGGAAAAATCTGCCGTACCTGCGGCCAAACCAATCATAACTGCCCCGGCCATTTCGGACATTATCGCTTGACTCGTCCCGTGTACTTCATCCAGTTTCACGGCATGATCATGAACGTTCTGAAGGTCATTTGCATTCGCTGCTCCAAACTTCGTATTGACAAAACTCTACAAAAGAACAAGGACCTTCTTCTACGAAAGGGAGAGGCTCGCTGGAAGGAGGTTCTGGCACTCTCGTCGAACATCAAGCGTTGTGGCCAAGAGTGCGAGGACGGTTGCGGTGCTCCGCAGCCCGATAAGTTTACGCGCGAGGGCATCGCTCGCATTGTGGCACACTACAACGATTTGAAGCAACAGCAGCCGCTGGAAGTGGAGTATGTCCATCGTCTGTTTCGCCGTATCAGCGATGAGGATGTGGATTTCATGGGTCTGAGCCGCTTCTGGTGCCGCCCCGACTGGATGATCTGTACGGTTCTTCGCATTCCTCCGCCGCAGGTTCGCCCTTCCGTCGTGCAAGACAACAATCAACGCTCGGAAGATGATCTTACTCACAAGCTCGTTGACATTATCAAAAACGACAAAACTCTTCAACAGAAAATCGAGGGTGGATCCAACAAGAATGTCATTGATGAGATGACAAACGTGGTACAGTACCATGTGGCGACGCTGGTGGATAATGAGATCCCTGGTGTCGCACCGTCGGCCCAGCGCAGTGGCCGCCCCTTGAAGTCCATTCAGCAGCGTCTGGGTGGCAAGGAGGGTCGTATCCGCTACAACATTCAGGGCAAGCGTGTCGAGTTCTCGGCACGTTCCGTTATTACACCGGATCCGAACTTGAGTGTTGCGGAGATTGGTGTTCCGCTGGAGATTGCGATGAACCTGACGAGCCCCGAGCGTGTGACGCCCTACAATCTGGAGAAGTTGTACAAGCTGATCCAGAATGGTGCAGACAAGTGGCCAGGTGCGAAGACGATTGTACGTAAGGACGGTCGCATGATTTCGCTGAAACATGTGAATACGAAGGAGATTGTCCTGTACAATGGAGATGTGGTGAACCGTCATTTGCTGGATAATGACATTCTGCTCTTCAATCGTCAGCCGACGCTGCACAAGATGTCGATGATGGGTCATCGAGTCAAGGTGCTTCCGTACAAGACGTTCCGTATGAACGTTCTTGCTACGCGTCCCTACAACGCTGATTTCGATGGTGATAAACACTCCTTATTCTAAGGAGAATCTTGTCGCCAACAGGTAGCCACCTCATATGTTGTGATTGCCACATATGGGAAGTAATGGTGTAAGCATCACGATTTGTATATTCCGCGCAAATATGCGAATGATATAACTACCTAGTGGAAAATTGATCGAATAAAAAACATATTCTATTGCCAGAATGAATTCATTATTAAAAGATAACTCACAAGTACTTGGTCATATTTACCTAATTACAAATACAAAGACGGAGAAAACATATGTTGGACAAACACTTACTCATCGGAAAAATCGTGGAAAATACCGCCCATTTGGATACATGGGTCGCTTTCAGGACCATATCAGTGAAGCAATATGCAACACCAAGAAGAAACAATGCACCTATTTGAATAATGCGATTCGAATGTATGGTAAGGAGGCGTTTCAGTGTAGTTTGTTGTTAACCTGTCCAAAGGAAGATCTGGATAAACAAGAGGAGCACTTCATCAAGGAGTACAAATCTCTCTATCCAGATGGGTATAATCTCACGCGCGGTGGGAAAGTGTTTAAACATATGGAAACGGATGTTGAGAAAATATCTCCTCTACCACCTAAAAAACGTGGTGGATGCACGAGTCGAAGTAAAGAAACTCGTGCAAAAATGACAGAACGATTGAAAGAAGTCATGGGTACTCAAGAAGCTAGAGAAGAGCAGATGAAAAGGAGTCAAAAGCAGCATAGTACTGTGAAGCTTTCAAAGTTCAAAGGCGTAGTAGTTGACATGGACAATATGGAACAATACCTTCGAGTGAGAAACAGTAAGGATGGTTCAAAGTTCATTAAACTTGTCATTGGAGATAAAACAACATCATTTACAGGTAAATATGAGACACTTGATGAAATAAAGAAAAAGGCAATTGAATTTATAAAAACGATCTATTCCGCAACGCTTCCAAACTGTTCGGGAAACCCCTAAAGCTTCCACTACCAAAGTATTTGCGAAAGCAAGTATCTGGCTCTAGAGAAATACTAGAGGTATGGTAAAAATGTTGAAGATAAGCCTTTGTGTAGGCAAAATGGGCAATCCGCAGCCAAGCTCCTACGTCCGTTATGATAAGGATAGGGAGAAGGTTCAGAGACTAAATGGTAGCGGGTCATATATGACGGTCTAATCCACCCGATATGGCTCAAGATATAGTCCGTCCCCTTTGGAAACTTAGGGGGGTATTCGGAGATGAATGCGCATTTGCCTCAGAGCTATGAGGCAATGGTAGAGCTAGAAGAAATTGCGGCGGTTCCGCACCACATTATTACACCGCGTCATGCGAAGCCGATGATTGGTGTATACCAGGACACGCTGGTGGGTTCCTATCGGTTGACCCAGCCTGGCATCGAGTTTACTCGCCGTGAGTTCATGAACTTGATGATGTGGAACAAGAGATTTGATGGAAAGATGCCGACGATCCGTGGAGAGGACGGACGGCAGCGTTGGACGGGTCAGCAAGTGCTGGGTGCTCTCCTTCCACCAATTAACATTGAAATGGGAAACAAGTCCTTTGATAAAGAGAAGGGTGATGACTCGAACTCGAATAACTATGTACGAATTGAGCAGGGCGACATCAAGCAGGGTGTGGTGGATGGAGACATTTATATGAAGCCGTCGAAGGGTATCATTCACGTTGCCTACAATGATCATGGATCAAAGGACACGGTCGATTTGCTGGATGCCCTGCAGAATACGGTGGAAAACTTCCTCGTTCTCAATGGTTTCAGTGTGGGAATCAGCGATTTGATTGCCGATGAGGAGACCAAGAAGAAGATCGACAGCGACATTCAAGAAACAAAGAAGAAAGTAGAACAGCTGATTCTGCAGGTCCACTTGGACTTGTTCGATAACAATACAGGAAAAACCAATCAGCAGGAGTTTGAGGATCAGATCTTTGGTATTCTCAACCAGGCGACGACAGATGCAGGAAAGACGGGTCAGCAGTCTCTGTCGAACGAGAACCGTCTTCTTGCAATGGTCCGTTCGGGATCAAAGGGTGAACCCTTGAATGTGGCACAGATGATGGCGTGTCTGGGACAGACGGCGATTGAGGGTAAGCGTGTTCCGTATGGATTTACGGATCGTACCTTGCCGCATTACAAGAAATACGATGATAGTTCGGAGGCACGTGGATTCATTGAGTCTTCCTTCATTCGTGGTCTGACTCCACAGCAGTTCTTCTTTCATGCCATGTCGGGCCGTGAGGGTCTGATTGATACCGCTGTAAAGACGGCCGATACAGGTTATATCCAGCGTCAGCTTATCAAGTCCATGGAGGATCTCACGGTCCAACATGATGGAACGGTTCGTGATGCGAACAACAATATCATCCAGTTCCATTATGGCGAAGATGGAATCAACCCTGTGAAGATTGAGATTCAGAGCTACCCGATTGGTAATTTGTCGCAGGAGGATATCCGCAGAGAGTTTGGAATGGAGGAGGTTGATTGGAGCACGGTCTTGCAGGATGGAATCATTAAAGAGAACGATGCGGCTCTTATTACGGAGTTCAGAGAACAGGTGGAGTATGATCAGCGTATGATGGTGGAGGGTGTGTTTCAGAAGAAGTCGCTGGACAGCGGCAGTGTGTTTGCCCCTGTGAATCTGGCTCGTTGGATTCTGAACATCAAGAATCGGTTTGGTCTGAAGAAGGAGGAGAAGACCGATTTGACTCCGTCAATGGTGTTGAATGGAATTAAGAAGATCATCGAGCATACCCATAATTATCACAAGATCTGGTGTGCACTTCTTCGATTCCACTTGGCCCCGCATAAGCTGATTATTAAGGAGCGATTTACGAAGAATGCGTTTGAAGTCCTCATGGAGCTCATTGTGGTGACGCATATGAAGTCGTGGGTGCAGCCTGGTGATCAGGTGGGTATCGTGGCGGCACAGTCGATTGGCGAACCTGCCACGCAAATGTCGGCCGTAGGTTCTACTGTAATTTGTATTACAAATGGTAAAAATCTAAAATATTATGGATCCATTAAAGAATTTATTGACCCCGTTTTGGATAAAAACAAAGAAAAAGTACAACAAATTGCATCAGATAGTGTAGTTCTTCCTATGGAGGACGACTATTACATTATTGGTGTAAGTGAGGATGAGAAAACGTCATGGAAGCGTATCAGTGAAATCAGCCGTCATCCAGCGAATGG